CTGCAATGTCAGTCATACTAAAACTCCTTTCTAACCAATTTCCTCTAAATCCATTTGAGGGTAATATCCTTCTTTTTTTAGTAATTCGTAGATAAATAGACGCCCTTTCTGTGTCCATTTGGTATTCATTACAATTTTAGTGCCACCATCGGCTTTCGGGATCTCAGTTGTATGAGATTTTGTGTATCCTTGGTTCATGTGTTTTTTGCACAATAACCATTGGTTACCGACTTTTTTCTGAATACCTAGTTTATGAAGTAATTTATTCATCTGTTGTGGAGACATCCCATAATCTGCTGCAATCTGACTAATTGTTACTGAATCTGTAGAAGATAATATGCTATCTAAATAGGAGATTTTAGGTTCGTACTCTGCAATCTTTTGTTCTGCGATTAATCTTCCAGTTCTTTCTTCTTTTAGTTGAGTTGCTAATTGAATGATTGTATCTGGATTAAGCAAAGCTTCTTCTACTTTTTCTGGAGTTAGATAACCTCCATGTTTTCTAATTGCTGGCAACACTTCACTTGTTACCCAACGTTTAAATTTTTTGGCAGAGGGAAGTTTTGATTTTAAGATTAAACTGTACAAACCAGATTCGTTGATGATTGTCATCTCTCTTGATTGACCTGAGGTCGTGATTCGCGACCCCATCTTATCTTCCAAATCTACATGCCGCGACAAAGCATCTTTAGTGTTTGAATAACCCAAAACACTCGCAACGTCTTTGCCTACAAAATATGGTTCATCATTTACTAAAATTGTCCGAACTTCGTTTTGTTCGAAATTAAAAATTTGCGGTGTGTTCATATTTCTCATTCCTTTCTTTTATATTCGTAAACAAATTTAACAACTTTTTTCTAAATTCAATTGACAGTATCTGAGTAATACTCTATACTAAGAGCATAATTAAATAAGACATAAAAACATTGATTTTAAAGCTTTCTTGGCGGTCTGCATTTACATATCAATAGTGTTTTTTGTTGTCTTTTTAGTTGTTAAATCTGTTTACAAGATATAGTATAGCTCATTACTCAGAATTAGTCAAATTATTTCTGCGTATTTTTCTAAACTTTTTTTGTAAACATTTAGAAAGGTTGTTTTATCGATGAATACCTATGAAATAATAAAAGACTTGGCGAAGAGGAAAAAGATATCTATACGGCAGTTAGAAATTAATTTTGGATATTCTAACGGTTATCTAGCAAAGTGGAAAAATAATACTCCTAATTCAGATGAATTAAGTCGGATTGCTGACTATTTCGATGTCTCTGTAGACTACCTTCTAGGTAGAGAAGAAAGAGAAACCCCTAAACATGTGGATTTATCAGAAGACGATACTGTTTTTTCTTTTGATGGAAAAGAAATATCTAAGGAGACAATGCGTAAAGCGATTGCAATTGCTAAAGCTTTAGAGGAAAATGAATAGTTGGAGTGATGGTTTGTATGTATTTGAAATTGAAAGAAATGTTGAGCGAATACAATTTGAAAGTAGTTTATATGGAGATGAAAGAGCCTGGTTTCTACTATCCAAAACCCAGAATCATTTTTTTGAATGAAAATCTATACGGTGAAACTGCAGAAGCCTTTCATTTATCTCATGAACTTGCACATTTCAGCGCCTCTCATTTTGAATTTTCAGTTTTGTACGATACTTCTACAACTTTTCACTCAAAATTTGAAACAGAAGCAGATAAAATAGCTATTCTAATTTTATTAAATATCTATATTGAGAACGAACTGACTGATGAATCTCAGTTTAACCTCGAAAAATTTATGGAATATTATTCTATTCAGAATAAGCTCAGATACACTTGTTATGCTGTCTGCCAATGCTATTTTAAGAAAAAATATTCTTACGCAAGGCAATATGTATGAATACATCAAGAATTATTAAAAAAACCGATTTCAGCAAAACATTAAAAAAGCCCGTGCTGGCACACGGACTCATACCTCATTTCTGAGATCGCAAATATATTATAACAAGAAGTGAGGAATATTTAAATGGCAAAAAAAGTTATGGGTCAAGACGGAAAAATGTATAAAGTTAGTAAACCTTTTTACAAAAAAGTATGGTTTTGGGTATTAGCAGTAATTTTAATTATAATTATTGGTTCTGCTTTAAATGGTGGATCAGATAGTAATAAAGCAAGTGATAATGGTGGCGAAAAAGTAACTAAATCTTCAACCTCTGCTTCATCTTCTAAAGAAGAAAAAAGCGATACCTTCTATAAGATTGGTGACACTGTAAAAGTTGGTGATGCTGAATATACACTAAATAGTGTAGAACTAACTGATGAAAGAAATCAATTTGAAGAAAACCAACCTGCACAAGTAGTAAAAATTACTTATACCGTAAAAAATGATGGCGATTCAGATATCCCTGTAGGTACAGATGTGGAAGTATATGGACCAGATGACAAAAAATCAGAGACATATGCCAACGAAAATACAATGGGATCTGTTGCTCCAGGAAAACAAATGGATGTAACTGCTCATTTCACGTTAAACCAAAAGGGAGAAATAGAAATCCACTTCTCTCCTTTAGTATCATTTGAAAAAGCAGCTATTTTTAAAGCAACTGTATAATAAATAAAAAACACGCCCCACCGTCCAGAGTAAGAGCGTGCTTTTAGAAAACAAACCTATATAGGTCTATTTGTTATGCCTATTATAGCAAATGATAGGAGATGTTAAAAGTGTGGGTTGAACAAACCAAAGATGGCCAATTCAAGTTTATTGAAAGATATGTAGATCCTTATACAGAAAAAACACGAAAAAAATCTACAACACTTACAAGTAATTCACCACAAGCGTGGAAAAAAGCTCAGAAAATTCTAGATAAAAAAATTAAAGAAGCACTCGAAAATTACAATAAATCAGATATCACTTTTGGTGAGCTGTATAAAGAATGGTATGAATATTATAAGCAGCATGTTAAACGTACTAGCTATTTGAAGGTTCCAATGATGATGAAACATGTTTCTAAGCACATAAGCGATGATACAATCGTTAGAAACATTGATGAGACACTCATTAATAAGATGATTGAAGATATGTACACTTTTGGTGATCTCTCACTGAACTACACAAAGCAAACAAAAACAACTCTATCCGTTATGCTAAACTATGCAATTGATAGAAAATACATTCAAAGAAACCCTGCTCTAGCAGTTAAAATCCATCCTAAAAAAGTGGAAGAAGAAAAAAGAAAGCTTTCTATGGATAAAAAATATCTGGAGAAAGAAGAAATTGATCAAATACTGAAACAGTTATATTCCAATCCTCGCAGAAAACTACACGGCATAATAGCTGAATTTCTATATTTGACTGGTTTGAGATATGGGGAATTGCTGGCTTTGCAAATGAAGGACTATGGAGAGGGTAAAATTTCCATTAATGGGACCTTAGATTACACATCTGTAAAAATGGATAACGCCATAAAAACAACTCCAAAAAATACTTACTCACAACGTGAAGTACAATTATCCAATCGTGCAAAAGAATTGATTGAAAGTGTGATAGCTGACAATATTCTTGCAGGTAGACCCACCAATCCCGATCAATATATATTTATATCTACAAATGGCACTCCGCTTACGCTGCACTCATTTAACGCTGTACTCCATAAAGTAGAAGAAGAGTTGGAATTAGAAAAAAATCTATCATCGCATATATTTAGACATAGCCATGTTTCGCTATTATCTGAATTAGGCGTACCTCTTAAAGCCATTATGGAGCGTGTAGGACATTCTGATGCAAATACAACTCTGTCTATTTACAATCACGTAACCAAAAAAGCAAAACAACAAGTAATTGATAAACTAAATAGGCTTTGATATTTCTGCCCCTTTTTTGCCCCTTTTACTTAAAATAAAACAAAAAAAGAAAAGAGAACCCTGTAATATAAGGGTTCTCTTTTAATTCCTACATCATACCGCCCATCAAGACAAACGTTTTTAGCTTGTACGTACTGGACAAAAATCCCATTATATCAAGAAAAAACAACGTTGATAATACTTAAAATTATTAGGCTAGAACGGACTAGTAAGAGTTTTTTGCCCCTTTTTTGCCCCTCAAATATCGCTTTACAGCCAGAACATAAGTTCGTATAATCGTTTTGAGGTGATTTTTATGATGGAAGACTTTATTAGAAAAAATATCAGTGATGAATATGCAGACTTTTATGAGCAAAGCAGCAAAAAAGATAAATTCCAGATGGATGTTTCAATTTTAGCTATATTAGCTTTTTCCGAAAATAAACAACCTGTAACTGCAAAAAAAGAAACAGTATTCTCTGAAGGCAAAATAAAAACTCGATATATATTAGAGGTAGAAACTAAGTTTAAAAATAGATCGGAGTAATGGCTATGCTTTTTAATGAGACGCAATTATGGTTTAAATTCGATCCTTCGAATAGATTTGTCAAAGATTTTTATAAGGTGTGGGATTCAGAAGTTTTCTTTTTAGCAATCGAAGATAGCTTATTAATCAATCTCTACTATTCTAATAAGAACTATTTCAAAATTCCTGCTGCGAAAACTAGAATGAAGAAGGGTGTATACTTTTTGTTTGATATCGTGACTGACGTGCCGGACGCACGTAGCGATCATCGGCGTTATGACTATATAAAGTATACTTTCGTTGATCCAGAAAGATACAAAGATTAAATAAAAAAATAACAAACAAACTCGCTTGAAATTCATTAGGTGAGTTTGTTTATTATTTTTTCTGCTTCTCGATTCATCAGCGCCATATCTGTTTTCGTAATGGTTTCATTAGGAATATAGTCAGCACATTTTCTTTTCTCTAACATTCTATACCCACTATTATGTATTCCTAAGGTATTCAATTCCTTAACTGTTGAAAACAAATTCCAAACGGTTTGGTGGCTTCCTTTTCCGCTACTTCCATTATAAATAATATCATAATTTTCTTTCAAATACTCATCAGATTTTTTAAAAGCACTGTAGTATGCTCTTGAAACAGCAGTTCTTCTATAAGATTCTTTAGAATTATATTTATCATCTGATTCAATTTGTTTGGAAATAGATAAATATTCATTAAAGTCAAACATTTTATTCCCCCAAAGTTGCTACTACAGATTTCCCCATATATTTATAGTCAGATAATACATTATCGAGAGTATCCAAAACATCGTAATCTGAGGAAAACAATTCAGATGTTGTTTTGATAACAAAGAAATACAAGTTTAAATCTTCATCATATTTTATATTGATTTCAGCTTTTCTTTTTAAAACCGTATTTATCACATCAAAAATTTTGCCATCATTACTTGAAATTGTGTTAATCTCATTTTTTGTAGTAATTACAAGTTGATTATCATTTTTAGTTTTCGGAGTAGAACTTGCATCCACAACAACTGGAGATGCTAGAATTACCGATGCGCAAGCAAAAATCGCAGCAAAATTTATTAAGCTACCACTCCGATGTGTATTTGATGGTACTATATCAAGCATCCGTATCGTCTCCTTAATTTTTTTCCACTGGTTTGTTGACCTTGATATCAAAGATTTGCCTTCCAATCTCAGTTCCATTAAATTTAACAACAGCATAATGCTCTCCTGCTTCTTCAACCAAGACATTTCTGGCGTTTATATTAAAGTTTATATCGTTAACTTGAGGAGGCAAGCTTACCGATACTTCACCCGTAGAAAAAATTTGTTTTTCATTCTTGTTTAAAACTTCAATTTCTACTATTTTTATCTTTTCTGTATCCTCTATCTCAGACACCACAGCTGTTACAGAAAATGATAAAGCAGTAGGAATTAAAGGCGCATTAATAGAAAGAGCTGGATTAATTACTTTATTAATAACATTAGTGCCAAATTGCTGACTTTCTACATCTTCTGAAATTATTAATTGTACTCTATAAGACATTGATTTCTCCTAATTTTTACATTTATTTAATAAATTTATGTTTCACTTTTGCTAGTCAATTTAGTTTAACAATAGTAACAAAGCTTTGTCAACGGAAATATTAGCTAATTTTGTAAGCATATTTATAAGTATATTTGTAAGCATATCTGACATTTAATCAGTAGTAAAAGTGCCTCTATATAAGGAACAAACTGTTTTTTTACTATCTAAATTCGTATACAGTTTTACTAACAAATTAGCTAACAATATTAGCAACTATATCAACAACTATATGTACTTCCCCTCAAAAATGAGGGGCTATTTTTATCGTTGCGGAATATTTAAATACCAGCGTTTATCATGAAAATCTTGTGCTCCGCCTTTAGTGTTCCCTTCTGGATCATTCGTTGCCCGCATCATGACATAGACTTTCTTATTAGGAAAATTACGCATATTGAAAGATACATGATAGCCAACGTTTCCAGAAGTATTATAAGCTTGATTTACATCTGGTCTATATATTCCATCAGCTTTTACTCGAGCTAATTCTTTCCCAGTATTGTAATCCATAATGAAGATATACTCGTATTTATAGTTAGCNATGTGCCATCCAGCTACATGCAAATTTGCATTTTCGATTTCTCCNAACTGATCAANGTGGGCGTAATTNGTTCCATCTGTCAGTGTAGGATTNGCTGCACCNGCTCNNGTTGGATCAATGACNGGNTTNTNNTCNGAAGTTGTNGGATTTTCATCGGTAAATCCATGAGCTAAATCATATGCTAATTTTTCTTTACTTACGCCCATTTCAGAAAGATAACCGTAAGGATCTGTATGATCGCCCCAGATATTTTGTGTTACCCATAAATGCGATTTGATTCCTGGTTGGTTATAAGGCGTTTCTAATGTTAATGGAATACCATATTTTATTGCTGAATCTCTAGCTAATTCAACGTATGCCTTGTAGTTTTTCTCAAACGTTGCTTTATCATGTGTGTGTTGTAACTCAATCTGCACNGGACTGTTNGCATTAGCATACGAACCAGCACCGTACTGTACATAACCAGGTTGNCCGACTTGNTAAACAATTCCGCCGTCTCCCACAATATAAGCAGTNTAAGCNCTAGTCCATGAACGTTNCATATACTGCGCTTCATTGCGNCCTGTTGCTGTTTCNTTAGCNGTNTCATGCAGTAAAATNTACTGATTATTTGCTACTTGNGAGCTACCTTCNTTTGNGCCCAAATTAAATTCATTGTTGATNGTATANGCAAANNNNTTAATNGGNAATAAAAAAAGAGCCGTTAACAGGCTCATCGCAGTAATAGTAATTTTCTTTTTCATTTGTTTCCTCCTTCTTCGCTTTCAGCCGAGAACATTTTGTAGGTTCGATTTGATACACCCAACACACTCCCTAAAAACGCGCCAAAACCAGTAATGATGACAACACAGATATCTGTGTACTGCCAATTGAGCGCTTTACCAACTAACCCCACGAAAGTAGCTAGTGCGGGAATAATTACCAGTGCGAACCATTTTAGTACTTCGAACGTTTTATTATTCATTTTCTTCTCTCCCTAAANAAAGTTTTNATTTGTTGCGTGTGTTCNACCAATTTTTCTGNATGTGTATCTAATCTTTCATCGTGTTTCTTTAGTTCTTCATGAATCATCAATCGATCTGATTTGCTCGATTCTAAATCTTTAGTCAGCAAATCTAAATTGTGNCTTACTTTTGAAAGAGTCTCAGTAATNTTCGAGAAAGATGCAGNAATNGGTNTNATTACTAATAAAATCAAAGAAACGATAGCGGTTATTGATCCTGCTATCNNTCCCCATTCCCCTAAATTAATCATGTGACAACTCCTTTACCTTAAATAAAAACGCATCAATTAAGATGCGCTCTTATCTTTATTAATGATTTTATCTGCTTCTTCGTCTGTAATGCATAATGGAACGAAAACCATTACTTGTTCGTTAGTGAAACAGCCCCAGTCATACATTAGTTTGATATCTTCATATGAATACATGTTACTTCCCACCTTGTAATTGTTTTTTGATTTCTTCGATTTCCTTGGTATTTTGTACAGAAGCAAGCATCGTTTTTGAATTCAACTGCGCTAAACTTTCTGACTTTTCTTTCAATAAGACATTTTCTTGCTTGATTGCTACATTGTTTAGCATTGCTTTAGAATTTAGCTGTTTCAATTCATCATTTTCTGCCTTCAGCGTTTCGTATAATGCCTTAATATTAGCCAATTCATCTACGCTATCAACAGCATTCCCTTTTTTCTCTTCTTCAGTAGCTAACTCAACCCACTGTTTTTTATCAAAATCAAATCTTGGTCTCCAGTTAGGAACTGGTGGTTTAATCTCTGTACAGTTTTCAGGGATATTTTCTTGATTGTTCAAAATGATTTGCTCGAATCCGTAAGGCTTGATTGATTTGTAAACTACTTTCATTAGATTTCCTCCCTTAAATTGAATAAGTGATAACAAATGAATAAGCTGATCCATAACTTGAATTTCTTCTCCATTTAATGGCTCCGTCTGCGCCAATAGATAGTTGAGCACTGTTCAAAGTAGAACGGTCTATTGACCCAACCAGTTGTTCAAAACTAATTGGTGTCCGATAGCCTTCTGGAACAGTTAAAATAACCGAATCATTCCCGCCACTACTTTTTCCGTTTAAAGCCACAAAATATATAGAAACTGTTTTTCCTTCACGATAAAGCTTTGCTGTCCCTGTATTACCGTTAGTGACAACCAGATTTACCACTTCATATCTGTTATCATCAGTCGTCAAAACACGTTTATTATTGATTGTTACAGAACCTGAAAAATTCTTATGTCCTGCAATGGCTTGGTCTCCATCTGTCTGCACCAATGCTTCTTTACCATCAATAGCTTCTACATGCGTTTTTAAGTATTTAGCAACTCCGTCTTCTTTTAATTGAACAATATCAGCCATTAAACCGTCCCCACTTTCTCAAATGTAATATTCGCTAATCCATCAAGTTTCACTTTATCGGTTGCTGACATTAAACCTGCTGTCGTAGTTGTAGCATTACCTGGATTTTTCTGTGCTCCAGCTGCAATTCCATCCAACTTAGTTTTATCTGTGGACGACATCAACCCATTTGCTGTAGTTGTAGCTACAGCTGTAGTTGTGGCATTTATTCCAGGATCACCTTTATCTCCCTTTGGTAAAACAAAATTAAATCTAGCTGCAGATGATGTTCCTACATTCGTAACAGAAGCGGTTGAACCACTAGAAACGGTTCCTATGGTAATTGTTGCTGCTTGGCCAGGATCGCCTTTATCTCCCTTCACCGTTGTTGGTTTGCCTTCTATAGCATTCCAATGAGTTTGTGGATAAACCTGTACATTGCTTTGTTTTATTTTTACGATATCTGTCATTCTCTATACCTCCCCAATTTTTTCAAAAGTAAAATTTGGAATTCTTTCGTTTGTGTAATTTTCTGCTTGATTTACAGCTTCTTGGAATTTTTGATCTACATATGACTGATT